GGTTCTTGGGGCGCTGGTCGGGAGCTGCCTCACGGCTATTCAGAATGATCCGGCGCGTCCGCTTCAGACGCTTGAACTGGTTGGGATTACGCCTTCTCCAATTGGGAAGAGATTTACCCTTACCGAGAAGCAGACACTGCTTACATCGGGAATCGCGACCAGTTATGTCGCGGGTGGGTATGTGAGAATTGAGCGCTGTATTACGACCTATCAGACAAATAGCCTGGGGGACGCTGATACCAGTTATCTTGACAGCAACACACTCCATTCTTTGGCTTACATCATTCGGCGCCTTAAGAGTGTTGTCACGTCTAAGTATCCGCGCTGCAAACTGGCGGATGACGGGACGCATTACGGTCCTGGTCAGGCGATTGTAACGCCCTCTGTGATCAAATCAGAAATTATCGCAATGTATTCCCGCCTGGAGACAGAGGGCATTGTCGAGAACGAGGAAGCATTTGCTGAAAACCTGATTGTTGAGAGAAACGCGTCAGACCCGAATCGGGTAGATGTACTCCTGCCGCCCGATCTTGTGAATCAGCTGCGGATTTTCGCGACACTGGTTCAGTTCCGTCTTCAGTACAACGAATGAGGATTTAGAAAATGGCTAAAGGCATTGCGGGTACGTGTTACCTGAAGGTTGACGGAGAGCAGCTTTCTGTCAGTTCCAATTCGATTTCCATTCAGTCCGCGGAGGTGAAGCGGGAGGCTGTTATGGGGTCTACCGGGCTTGCCGGATATTCGGAAGAAGCGGTTGCCCCGACTATTTCGGGGACATTCAATGTTACGGCGGATTTCCCGCTGAAGAAACTGATGAATGGGACGGAGTTCACTGTCACCGCGGAACTGGTGACAGGGAAGGTTTACACGCTTTCTGACGCTTTTGTTTCCGGTGATGTGAGCTACAAAACCGGAGAAGGCACAATTGAGCTGACTTTTACCGGCGTTAAAGGAGCGTGGTCCTGATGGGAGCGGCAGAATTCAAACTTACGGCACCGATCAAGCGCGGCGAAGACATGATTGAAGTACTGGAGCTGCGCGAGCCGACCGCGAAGGACATCAAGGTGCTTGGCTTCCCGATTACCGGGGAGAAGCGTGTCGACGCGGCAGTTGTTTACGACTATATCGAGCGGCTGGCGGCTATTCCTCCGTCTACTGTGGATCAGATTTCGGCTTCTGATTTTATTGGGCTGATGGCGCTGGTCCTTGGTTTTTTCGGTGGTGCGCCGGAATAAGTGAGAAAGAGTTCAGGGGGCGGGTGTTCCAGCTGGCGCACTGGTGGGGCATCAACCCCTTTGAACTTGAAGAACGGCCTTTGTCTGACATCCAGGAACTGCTGTATCAGGCAAACGAGATTCACGAAGAGGAAGAACGATGGCGGCAACAAACAAAGTATTCTCGCTGAAAACTGTTCTTGCCTGCCAGGACGAAATATCCGAGAAACTGAAGAAAGTCAGGACGAATCTCAGGAGCCTTGATCGGGCTTTTGACAGAGTGAGCCGATCCGCTGGGGACGTTGCCTCAAAGGTTTTCGCGCCATTGATGGCAGTAGGCGGCGCGGGGCTGTTCTCTGTGGCTTCTTCTGTCCAGACGTTTATCGAGCTGGGAGACGCAATTGACAAGGCATCTCAGCGGGCAGGGGTAGGAACCGGAGCGCTGCAGAAGCTTCGGTTTGCCGCGAAACTTTCCGGGATGGAAGCCGAAGAAATGGATCGGGCGCTCTCCAAGCTCTCCGGGGAGATGGGGAAGGCCGCGAGTGGGGAAAATAAAAATCTTCCCCAACTGTTTTCTGATTTGGGCGTTTCATGGAAAGACGCAAAGGGCCACGTTAAAGATTCCGCAACGGTATTTCGGGAACTCTCTGAGGCGATCAAGGTTAATGAGAATCCCGCGACAAGGCTTCAGATTCTTACGGACGTTTTTGGCGACAAGCTGGCCGCCAGGCTGATCCCTCTGATGAAGGACGGGGCAGCCGGGCTTGACGAAATGTCAAAGAAAGCTGAAGAGCTGGGGATTGTTGTCAGTTCTGATGACGTCAAGGCGGCAGCTGAGCTTGGCGACACAATGGATATTTTCCATATGTCACTTTCAGCTTTGCAGACGACCATTGGCGCGCGGCTTGCCCCTGTCATCAAACGGGTGGTTGAACGTCTGGAAGATGTGATCGGGAGAAACAAAGAGCTGATCAGCCAGAAGATCGCGGAGGCTGTTCAGGCATTTTCTGACGCCTTGGAGCGCGTTCCCTGGGACACCGTCATTACAGTGATTTCATCGGTAATCAGCGCTTTTGGGTGGGTGTTTAACGCTATCGGCGGAGTGAACACGATTCTCGCTGTATTGGCGGGCGTGGGCATCGGGCGTTTTATCATGAGCGTCGCCCGGCTTGTCAGCGCGCTGAATGGGGTGAGAGTCGTTTTTATGGCGTCTTTCGGGCTCCCGGGGCTTCTTATCGCGGGGGCTGTTGCCGCGGTTGTGTATTTGGCGACTGTAATTTATCAGCACTGGGATGTCATTTCGGAGAAACTGCGCATACTCGCCGCAAAATTTTATGAGGTGGCGGGGCCGGTTATCCGTGTTTTGAAAACGGTATTCCTGGCCTTTGCAGGAGTGCTGGCTGTTTCCATAGGGACAACGATTGACGCCATTTTCGCGATCATACGTGGGCTTTCTCCGGTTATCAGAGTGATAGGCGGAGCGCTTGTGTTTTTGGCGGGGATGGTACGCGATGCTTTTGTCGCGCTTACGTTTCCTATTCGCGCGGCATGGGATGCCTTGAAACCTATCCTCCAGCCGATTTTTGACTGGATTATGTCGAAGCTTGACGCGCTGGCCAATCTGGCGCCGTCGTGGCTGAAAGATCTTGTCGGATGGGGCGGAGGAGGAACAGCACCTGCGCCCGCGGTCCCAGGAGTCCCTGCTACCGGTGGTTCTCCCTCATCTCCGGCCGCTGGAGTTGGCAGCATGACGATTCATGTGGTTGGGGAAAACGGGGCAAAGGCGAGAATCGATAATCTGGATGCCCGCAATATGAATATTTCGGCGGACGCGAAGAGTTATGACCCGGGAGATTCTTTCTAAATGACAGTATCATCGGCAGCAACAGGAGCGCAGAAAAATCTCATGGATGCGTCGTACCGCGGAGTTCCGTTCTATGTCACCAGTACAAAGCTGAAAGTGGGACGGCGAGTGGTGCTTTTTGAATACCCTCAGCAAGACAAACCTTTTGTAGAGGATCTAGGGCGGGCCGCCCGGATTGTAACGGTAGAGGCGTTCACGACCGGGAGGGATTATGTCGAGCGTATGAGCGCGCTGGTTAAGGCGCTCGAGACGCAGGGCGGGGGCGAACTGGTAGACCCGTGGGTAGGGAGGATGACAGCGACGCCTCAATCTGTCAGCCAGGTAACGTACACAACAAGGCTTCGGCTGGCGCAGATTTCAATCACATTCGTGGAATCTGGTGAGCTGTCCTTCCCAACGGCTTCAATCAGTACGCACGATGATGTTTGTATTAAAGCGGATGGGATAGCTGAGGCGGCACAGAATTATGTGGGCACGGCAATTGACTTGTCAGGGGCTCAGGATTTTGTGGTCAGTAACATTGTGGGAAAGCTTGAGTCAGCCCTGAAAAATGAGGGGATACAATCGCTCGCCACGATGTTTAAGTTAGATAAGCTGGATGAACTGGCAAAGGTGGCCGCGACGGTTCTGACGACGGATCCGGGCGCTTTTGCGAGTACGCTTGTGAGTTCGCTTGGTCTTGGTTCTTTTGTAGAAACGGTGAGGGACTGGCGGCGGGTGGCTTATCTTGCCCAGGGGATTTCATATGGGGCGGATTTCAATGTAAGGGATTCGATCCTATACCCATCCGGGACGGCTGATTATGAAACCGCGAAGGCTGTTGAGGCTATTAACACGGGGATCCGGCTGATCAGTATCAGTAACGCCGTTGGGGCGGCAGGCAACATTGGGACGGGTCTTGATCGGGTAGATGAAACTCAGCCTTCCCAGGTGATGGCTTATGACGACATGATTGCGGTACGTGATAGCCTGCTTTCCGCGATTGATAATGAGATGCTGAAGGTGTCGGATGACAGCGTGTACTCAGCGCTTTCTTTGGCTTACTCGTCCGTGTGGAATGACATGACGGTCCGGGCAGAAAACAAAGCCCGGCTGATTGACTACACCCCCGAGGAGATCATGCCGGCGCTGGTGCTGGCTTATGATTACTACGGAGACGCCGCGCGGGATACTGAAATTGTTGAGCGTAACGGCATTCGAAGACCGGCGTTTGTCCCCGCGAAGCCCCTGAAACTTTTGAGTACTTAATTTTTCTTTTTAACGTCCCTCCTGGGCAGTAAGATGAAATGAGAAGCTTTTCTCTGCCTACGCAGAGGTGTTTCGAAGGCTTGATGGAGGGGAGCATGAGAAAGATTTTCGTATTGCTGTTAGGTTTGCTTGTGGCAATACCTGCCGTTTCGGCTGGTGGGAATTCTCCCGAGAGAAGGGCCTCCATTTCGTCGCCGGATAAGCCCCTGCATGGAGAAGCTACTGCTGCTTCCAGAAAAGGGAAGTTTGATAAAAACGGGGTTTATGTTTCCCCTAGCGGATATGTATTTAGGGCAGGGAAGGGGGGAACCGTCAGGTTGAGGGAGCCTATCCAAAAGGAAACACCACCTTCATTCCTTGACATGAGAAGGGTCGGAAGGAATGGTCTTGGGGAGGTTTGGGAAGACACCAGGAATGGGCGCACCTACATATGCAATGAATCGGGGTGCCGATGAGACGGTAGTTAAGGAGGGGGATTAAGCGCTCTGGGAACAGGGCGCTTTTTTATTATGGAACAAACGGTCGTAAAACTTCTGATTGGTGGTAAAGAATACCGCGCGTGGCAGCTTGTCAGCATATCTTCAAAGCTGCTGAGCTACGCGAGAGTGTTCAGAGTGGGTTTTACCCGTGATTCAGCGGGGACTGGGATAGGAATTAAGATCGGCGATCTGGTGCGGGTAAAGATTGATGACGACCTGGTTTTGACCGGATACGTAACCAAGACAAATTTCTCGTATTCAGAAAAAGGCATCGAACTATCCATAGAAGGAGCGAGTAAAACCGTTGATCTTGCCGAAGGATATATGGCGGTTAAGAGCGTTAAGCAATTCACGAATCTGACAGTGTCGCAGACGCTCCAGCTATTGGCAAAACCGTATGGAGTGTCGGTAGTCCGTCAGAAGGCAGGGAAAGACCCAAAAGCGTCGGTGGCTATTGCCGCCACAGATTCCATAAAAAAGATTTTGGATGGCGTGGTGAAGAAGCATACCCTCGTCATCACGGATAATGAAAGTGGCGATTTGGTAATGGCGAGTCCCGGCGGTGGTGGGCGCACCACTGACTCTCTGGAGTTAGGGAAAAACGTCTTATCCGGGGATCAGACATTTGATTCTTCAAAACTGTTCAGCCGTTACTATGTGGTGGGGCAGCAGTCCAACTCAGGGAGCACTCATCCGGTTTCCGCGAATGGAGCGTTCAGGTACACAGAGGATAGTCAGGTACAGCGCCCCCGGTATTACGTAGAGAAGCTAAGTGGGTCTCCCACGGCCGCGGATCTCCAGCAAAGGTCGGTTCTTTTGGCCGAGTACCGTCGCGGGCAGGCTCAGGCTTTGCACTACACCGTGCAGGGGTGGCGGCAAAGCGACGGCAGCCTGTGGAAGGTTAATCGGCTCTGCCGGGTTAAAGATTCTATTTTGGGGGTTGATGCTCAGTATTTGATTACAGAGGTCAGCTTTACGAAAGATTCCGGAGGATCCAAAACCCAGCTGACGCTGATGCCGCCTGAAGCTTTCGTCATGATGAATGAATCTCCTGATGAGGCGATGGCAAAGAAAGCCACGAAGAAAGCGGCGGCAAAAACTGGTAGCAGCAGGAATTATGTGAAGGCGACGGTAGCTGATGCCGCATGGACGGGAAAGTAATGCTTGATGATATTAAAGACGCTATTTGGAATTTGATAGTCAGAGGACGCCTGACAGGATCGGCCGGGAGGAAGAAGATGCGAACTATTCAGGCCGAGACAATGGCGGGAGACCTCCGGGATGATGTCGAGCATTTTGAGCCGTATGGGTTCACTTCTGAACCGAAGACCGGCGCTGAACCGCTTATTGTCGCTTTGGATGGGGACAGAGAGCATTCGATCGCGATTTGTGTCGCTGACCGCCGGTACAGGCTGACAGGCCTTACTTCCGGGGAGGTCGCTCTTTACGATGACCAGGGGCAGGAAGTCGTCCTGGCTCGGGAGGGGATAAGGATCCATACGGATAAAACTTTGGCTGTGGACGCCCCGGCGGCTGTATTTTCCGGGTCAGTCACAGTAGAGGGCGACATCGTGGGGAAGGCTCAGATTTATGACGCGAGGGGCAGGCTGCAATCGATCCGCGACACTTACAATAACCATACACATAACGGCGGCAGCTCCCCTGATCAAAAGATGTGAAGGGCACATCCGATCACTCTTGAGCTGATCAAGGTGGGATTAAAAGCTTTGGTCTAGCTACAACACAATTCAATAAACATAAACCCAGTCAGACGGGATTTCTGGCTGGGTTTTTTATAACCTCAGTAATGGTGAGGGCACATGGGAGTTATAGCCATGCTCATCTTAAAGCTATTGGACCCAAATCAAAAAATAAGGCTATGGGGGCGTGCACTTCCTTGGTTAAAGCTTTTTGTATCAGGAATAATTTGTCGCTTGGGAGGGGGATGAAATATGCAGTTTTTCTTAAA